CTCGCGGATATTCTACCGGACGATGTTTTGGATCCAATTGGAATCAAACTTCGCGGCGATTATACCGATTATAAAATGTCAAGAAAGGATTGGGAACAATCCTATATTACAGGTTTAGATCTATTAGGATTTAAATACGATAATAGAACAGAACCTTTCCAGGGAGCATCAGGTGCAACGCATCCCGTGCTCGCAGAAGCGGTTACACAGTTTCAGGCATTAGCCTATAAAGAATTATTGCCGGCCGATGGACCGGTCAGAACCCAGGTGATTGGCATATCGAATCCTGCAAAGGAAACGCAATCGCAACGGGTTAAAGATTTTATGAATTTTCAGCTGATGGATCAGATGAAGGAATACGAACCTGAATTTGACCAGATGCTGTTCCATTTACCGTTGAGCGGTTCGACTTTCAAGAAAGTCTACTACGACGATCTTTTAGGAAGAGCTGTCTCTAAATTTGTCCCTGCAGATGACCTTGTAATTCCGTATACGGCTACCTCATTAGACGATGCGGAAGCAGTGGTCCATATGATCAAGATGTCGGAAAACGACTTAAGAAAACAGCAGATTGCTGGTTTTTATAGGGACATTGAATTAACCAAACCAGGTATGACCGTCGACGATAAAGTCGAAGACAAGGAACGTACACTGGAAGGAACTACCAAGTCCACGCAGACACAGAGCGTATACACTTTACTGGAATGCCATGTGAATCTGGATTTGGAAGGTTTCGAAGATGTTGGTCAGGATGCACTGCCAACAGGAATAAAATTACCTTACGTCGTAACCATCGAGGAAGGTAGTATGAAAGTTCTTTCTATCAGAAGGAACTATGCGCCCAATGATCCATTAAAAAATAAAGTCCAATATTTTGTCCACTTCAAATTTCTGCCAGGACTCGGATTTTATGGTTTTGGACTCATTCACATGATTGGCGGCTTGAGCAGAACGGCAACGTCTGCTCTCCGTCAATTGCTGGACGCAGGAACATTATCAAACTTACCCGCAGGATTTAAACAGAGGGGCGTCAGGGTTAAAGACGACGCTTCACCAATACAGCCAGGAGAATTCAAAGATGTGGATACTCCAGGCGGTAATCTAAGAGATGCATTTGTATTTTTACCATACAAGGAACCTTCAGCTACATTATTGCAGCTGATGGGAATTGTAGTAACAGCAGGACAGAGATTCGCGTCCATTGCTGACATGCAGGTCGGGGACGGGAACCAAGGTGCGGCAGTTGGTACGACCGTAGCTCTTTTAGAACGTGGTTCAAGAGTAATGTCAGCAATCCATAAACGATTGTACGTAGCCTTAAGACAAGAATTTAAACTGTTGGCAAAAGTATTTGCCCAGTATCTTCCGCCCGAATATCCATACGATGTAGTGGGTGGACAAAGAAATATTAAAGTGGCTGATTTTGATGAAAGAGTGGATATTCTTCCAGTTGCAGATCCAAACATTTTTTCAATGTCTCAAAGACTGACATTGGCGCAAACAGGACTTCAACTTGCAATGTCAAATCCACAAATGCATAATTTATACATGGCATTTAGAAAAATGTATGAAGCGCTGGGAATAAAAGATATTGATAGAATTTTACCACCACCGGCGCCCAATGCTCCTAAAGATCCATCGTTAGAGCACATTGATGCATTGGGAGGAAAGCCTTTTCAGGCGTTTCCAGGTCAGGATCACAGAGCGCACGTTACAGCGCACTTAAATTTTATGTCAACTAACATGGTTAGAAACAATCCAACGGTTATGGCTGCTTTGCAGAAAAATATTTTAGAGCATATTAGTCTAATGGCTCAAGAACAGGTACAATTAGAATTCAGAGAACAGATTCAGCAACTACAAATGCTTTCACAGCAAGCAGCACAGAATCCACAAGCACAACAACAGGTGCAACAAATCACTCAAACTATTGAAGCACGAAAAGCAGTGTTGATTGCAGAAATGACTGAAGACTTTATGAAGGAAGAAAAGAAAATTACATCTCAATTCGATCATGATCCACTTCTTAAACTTAAATCTAGAGAAGTTGACCTAAGAGCAATGGAAAATGAACGTAAAAAACAAGAAATGCAGAAAAAAACTGAAATTGATCAAGCTAAATTAGTCCAAAACAGAGATATTACGGATGATAAGCTTGAACAAGATGAAGAATTAGCAGAATTAAGAGCTGATACTTCAATTGAGAAGCAAGAAATGGCAAATGAGAATAGATTAACACTTGCAAGAATGAAACCTAAAGGAGGAAACGGTGCCTCTAACAGATAAAGGTGAAAAAATACTTGGAAGTATGAAAAAACAGTATGGTGGTAAAAAAGGGGAGAGTGTTTTCTATGCTTCTGCAAATAAAGGCACTATAACAGGTGTTGAAAAACGAAAACATGCTTATAAGGGTGGTTTAATAAAAGGATTTCCCAAATTAGCAAAAATAATATAAAAGGAGGACATTATGGCATGGAATTATAAAAAATCTACAGAAGTTAAGATTCCTGAGCAAGGAAAGACAGTTGATCCTAGATCTAAAACTAGCATCAGAGGAAAAAACTATATTGCTACAGGTGATAAAAATTCTGTTCCAGCAAAACAGAAAAAACCATATAAAGTAACTTGGTATTAGTATGTGGTTTAGTGCAATTAAGTTAGCGCTTAACGCTGGTTCACACATTTACAAAAAACGTCAAGAAACAAAGATGGCTATGGCGGATGCACAACACATGCATGCGTCTAAGATGGCCCGAGGTGAGGAAGCTTACCAGGGAAAATTGTTAGAAGCTCGTCAAAACGACTACAAGGACGAGGTCGTTTTAGCGATTCTCACACTGCCCATTTTGGTGCTCGCATAGGGGGTATGGTCGGACGATCCGGCGGCGATGGAGAAGATAAAAATGTTCTTCGAGCATTTCTCGGCACTGCCGTCATGGTTACAAATTTATGGATTTTAGTTTGCGCCAGCATTTTTGGTATAAAGGGGACTCAAATATTTAGGAGTGGTAAAAAGTAAGAAAGGAGAAAAATAAAATGAGTATAAACGGAAAAGTTAAATGGTTTAATACAACTAAAGGTTATGGTTTCATTGCAAGAGATGACAAAGAAAAAGATGTTTTTGTACATTCGTCAGCAGCGAGAGCCGCAAACTTACAATTAAATGAAGGCGATGCGCTAACATTTGAAGTTGAGAACGGTGAAAAAGGCCCTTCTGCAGTTAATCTGCAGTCAGTATAAACGGCAAAAATAAACTAGACACGGGTAATTAAAACAAATATAAATAATTAAGGAGAAAACTATGAGAAATGACTATGGAAATAAACCTAGAAAAAAACTTGCTGGTGGTAAAAGAGTTGGCAAGCAATTCGGTGGTGGATTACCTATTCAACCAACAGTAGCTGCGAGTCCAATGGGTGTAACTACTCCTGGCCGAAGATTTGGTATGAAGCATGGTAAAAGCGTCAAAAAATAAAATAAATAAGAAAAAAGAAATAGGAGAAACAAAGGTAAATTTTGTTTTTCCTAAAAAAGAAAAATATATTGGATCGCATATTAAAAGCAAATTAGGCGATGAATATGCATCTAATGAAAGTTACGAGAAATATTATAAAGACTTAATTTAATGAATCTAGAAAATGTAATTTATAAATTACAAAAAACATTAGAAAGAAGAATACAGGCATTGGCAATCTCGGTAACGTCCGGAGGGGTTGACAATATGGAGACATATAAGTATATTATCGGACAAATTAATGCACTGGAATCAGTGCGACAGGAAATCTCTAACCTGCTTGATGAAAAGGAGCCAAAAAATGCCAGAGTCCACATCGTTGAAATCCCAAAAGGAAACTCAACAACCAAACCAAAAAATTAAGCTCCCTAGTAAAACATTAGTAGGAGTAAAGGCCTCAAAGCCTAAAGAAGTCACTCGAGATTCTACAAAATTACCTCAACCTACGGGTTGGAGAATGATAGTTCTTCCATTCAAAATGGATGAGAAGACACAAGGGGGAGTGCTAATGACTGAAGGCGCTTTGGAACGTCAACAAGTGGCGTCACAATGTGGATTAGTTTTAGCAATGGGATCACAATGTTATAGGGATAAAGAGAGATATCCCAATGGTCCATGGTGCAAGGTCAACGATTGGGTTGTCTTTGCCCGATACGCGGGATCGCGTATTAATATTGAAGGTGGGGAGATTCGTCTTCTAAATGATGACGAAATTTTAGCAATCGTGCAAGATCCTAAAGATATTTTGCACGCATTTTAACATAGGAGGAAACTATGCCCACAGAGAATGCTAATGAAAAACCATTAGAAAAGGAACAGAAAACTGTTCCTCTCGATACGTCTGGACCAGGAGCCGAAGTCATTGTTCCTGATGAAAAGGATGAATCGGAAGTAGAAACAAAAGACAAAGAACCAACAGTAACCTATACGGAACCTGAAACAACGGAACAAGAACCAGAAGTCAAGGAAGAAGAAACAGTTAAAGAAATTAAGCAGGAACAAAAACAGGACGACACTAAGCTCGAAGAGTATAGCAAAGGAGTACAAGGACGTATTGCTAAGCTTACTCGAAAAATGCGTGAAGCAGAACGCCAAAGGGATTCTGCAACTGAGTATGCAAGAGCCTTAGAAGGTCAAAGACAAGATGATCAGAGACAGTTTAACAAATTAGATACTGATTATTGGAAACGATTTGAAACGAATGTCAAAACTGGCATGGATTCGGCGCAACGAGAATTGGCCGGAGCTATTGAAGCTGGGGATGCAAAAGCTCAAGTCGAGGCAAACAAAAGGATTGCTACATTAGCGTTTGAGAATGCGAAAATGGAGCAAGCCAAAGAAGGTAGAGAAGACGTCAAACTATCTGACGGTGGTAAATTACCAAGACAAACACCACAATATCTACCTGAACAACCTGCGGACCCTCAAGCGGAAACATGGGCTAGTAAAAACAAATGGTTCGGTCAAAACCGAGCGATGACGTTTACAGCTTTTGAAATCCATAAGGATCTAGTCGAAAAAGAAGGATTTGATCCAAAATCAAATGATTACTATGAGGAAATTGACAAAAGAATAAGAGTTGACTTTCCCCATAAATTTGATAGAAGTGGAACTAGAAAAACGTCCGAACCCGTTCAGACGGTTGCTTCTGCGACAAGAAGCGTTAAACCAGGACGCCAAACTGTAAGACTCACACCTTCACAGGTAGCAATTGCTAAAAAATTAGGTGTGCCACTCGAAGAATATGCGAAACAACTAAAACTCACGAAGGAGGCATAAGCATATGGTAAAAGAAAC